CAGCAGCGGCAGGGGCTGGTGCAGCACTAGTCTTTTTTCCGCGATAAATCTCTGCCCAGTCAACGTTGTCCTCAAGGAACTTAACGGGCAGATTATCCTCTAACCACTGAACCGCTTTGATGTGGTTTGGGTTTCTCTCGTCGTAAAATTTAAAAAAGTTGTGTAAATCGATTTTTGCCATTGGTTTTCTCCTCAGTCGAAAATTCTACCCCAACCATCGTTGCCACCTGGGCACCAACGATGCTTAAGAACTGCTTTGGTGTAAATGGTCTTCTTACCATTTGTCACGGGTCCAGTGTAGTTATCGTTCAGAGAACCATACGGATCGTTAACATAATACCCCTTACCGTCTGGAGTCTTACCAATTACAACACACATATGCCCACCAGTAGGTGCAGAAAGAGAACCCCTGTGAAGGATACCAATAACAACAGGTTTCCCAGCGTCAAGACTTTTATCAATATCAGCAAAAGAAAGATTGTAACTAAAGTGTGACTTAACTCCATAACCTGCGAGAACTTTCGTCTGTACCGCATGGTCAGTAGTGTCACCAATCGCAAATACTTTCTTGACGTATTCATCGTCGCCCTTGATACTTCCTGGCTTGAGGAAAGCAAGGCACATAGCGCACGATGAACTGTTACAAGTTCTATGTGCATCTCTGTAGTTATCTACTTGGTTGAAATATGGAACTGCAAGAACTTCTGGTGTAGGAGGTTTAGTTCTATACATTCCAATCCAATCTGTCTCAGAATCATCAAGAAATTCTGCAGGAAGATTGTCTTCTAGCCACTGTACAGCAGCTACGTGATTCGCATTACTATCATCATAAAACTTGAAAAAGTTATGAAGATCTAATGTCATAATTGGATATTAAGGCTAGTCTATTTAGTTTTTGATTCTTTATCGAATGATGTCGATTTCCATATCTTTTGTCCAAACCTCAAGTTCAGTCCGAAGATTACCCTCAGACTTTAACTTTTCATATCTCTTTGCAGACATCTTCTTCCACTTCTCTACAACAGATTCCATATAGAACTTATCAAAGTTTTGAGGATTCTCTATAAGTTGAGTCTCTTCACCTCGCAAAACTTCACGAACGTTTGCAAATCCATAATCAGAGAAATATGTTCTCTTCTTTTCTGTTAGGGCAGTTGCATTTGCAATAGCAGTTATGAACTCTGTGTGTTTGTCAGATGTAAGAGACTTTTTGATGATTGCAATCATCTTCTGTTGAGTTTTTAACTTACGACTGGATGCATCAGCTTTGACAAGTAGTTCACCATCATTTCTTTCGATGAACCATTTGTTTAAGTCTTTAAAGATGTGATCGTGCAGAAGAGGTGTAAAGTTACTCTCAGTGAGACCCTTGTATCTCATAATCGGTTTCAAACCATCATACTGAGATGCACTCTTGGTAGAACCATAAAGTGATGTTGTTTCAAAATGACAGATGTTTGCATCATACTTTTTATTCAACAACTCACGTACTTCGTGAGTGCAACACAACATTGCAAGGAGTTTACCTCCAAGATAGTTGTAACCAAATGGTTGAGTAGGAACAATAATGAAGCCCATTATTGCGTGACGATTGAAGATAGTCAGATCTGGAGTTTGACCCAACCACTCATTACGGGGTTTAGAGTTGATTGTTGGGGAACCAAATCGACAAAAACCAATGATGGTATTGGTATTTTTTTCCACAACCATCCACTTCAAAGACTTACCAGGAACACTGTCTTCGATTGCGTGAGATGTTGTGATCTGAAGTTTCTCATTGAACTCTTTTAGAGATCGAATGTTTGAAACTCTACCACTTGTTTTCTTGAGATCCATAGCTTCATAACAAACGATATCCATATCCTCTGGATGCATATCGAAAGCTGTAAACATATTGTGAGTGTCCTCTTCCTCATAAAATTGAGACAGAGGGCTGCGATTGAGCACTCGTTCAATCTTCACATTACGAAGATACTCATCAATACGATCCATATTGGAAAAGTAATTGATGAATTTATCAGCTGCGTAACTTGCGTCCTTTTCACTTAAAATCATTTGATCTCACGAACCTTGTGGTTTTTGAACAGATTCTTTTCTCTCTCAGTCAACTCTGAACCGTAGAGACGTGCATCATCAAAAGATATTTTCTTGATCTTATCAAGTTTACCTTTTGTATGTCTGTCTATTGTAGGATATTTTACTATATCTTTCTTGTCAACGCAAATAAACTTTGTGTGGTTATAGTTAAAATAAACCATCACAAAGTTCTCTTTCCCTTTCAGGAATTTTTCTTTTCTACCAAGGAAACTTACGTGTGAATAAAAATTTGGCCATTCCTCTTTCCAGGCACTCCATCGTTCAACATCAACGGTGAACGAAAGTTTATTATTAATGTAGACACCAAGGTCTACACTATAATCACCAAATGGTTTTTTCTTAAAACTGACATCACCGTCTTTGTATATTGTCTTTAGAAATGCAATGAACGCATCTATGTCAAGTTCATCATCAAAATGATCATTACGATCTGAGTAAGATCCAAACTTGTTAATATCTTCCTTGGTAACGTAGTTCATCTGAAATCACATTCAACCATAATCTCAGTCAACGCCGCCAAAAGATTAATTTCTTGATCGGCAACGAAGGCAGCCTGATACTGATACTTAGCAATAACGAGCACAGCAGCAGCAATAGAAGGACCCTCAAGGGAGCTATGAAGAGCATCGTAAACACGCCTAAGAAGTACACTAGGATCATTGTCCAGATTATTGACGACCCACTTACGTACTTCAGGGAAGTTCTTCTCTTTAAGGTTTTTAATAAGGTCGTTAACTTTAACATCGGAAAATTCAACAAGGATTGCACTATCAATTTTCCCACTCACAGAGTATCTCTGCAATTCGTTGAGAACACGACGCCAATCGGGGAAGTGTTTATTTATCAGTTCTGCAATAACCTTTTGATCATATTCAACACGTTCATTCTCCAAGATTGTGCATACACGTTTGAAGAAGTTTCCTGCGATTGTGGGTTTGGATTTACCTGGGATTGCAAATTCAACGACTGCACACCTTGAGTGAAGAGGTTCGATGATTTTGTTTTTGTAGTTACAGGTGAAAATAAACCGACAGTTACCATAAAACGCCTCAATGTTCGCCCGTAGGAGGAGTTGAACATCGTGGGTTGTGTTGTCAGCTTCGTCAATAATAATGACTTTGTGTTTAGCGCTTGAAGAAAGTGAAACGGTCGATGCAAAGTTTTTGGCTTGGTTCCGTACCGTGTCAAGAAAACGTCCTTCATCAGATCCATTGATTACAATATAGTCACATCCTAGTTGTTCACAAAGGGCCCTGGCAACTGTTGTCTTACCAACACCTGCAGGACCCGAAAGAAGTAGATTGGGAAGTTCACCTTTATCAAGAAACTCCTGAAAAGTTTTCTTGATAGAGGTGGGCAAAATACAATCTTCAATTGTTTTGGGCCGATACTTTTCAACCCAAAGAAAATCATTACGAGACATTAATTATCAACCAAAAGTAGAATCGGGTTCAAGAGCAATATAATACCGCAGATCCAAAGTTTTGTGTGTAAACTCTGCAAGAAGTTTAGAAGAAATTACCACGTCGTAAGAACCAGGAAGAAGTTTCAGATTCTCAACTTTAAAGTTGAATACAAACTCTTCATCAGTTTCACCAACCGATTCAACATATTCGTGGGAGGTATCGTTCTTCTTATCACTCACAACAAGTTCAACTTTACCTTTGCGACTAACTGCAGAGAGGTCGGTTACTTGGTAAATTGCGGCAGCTTTAAGAAGACCATCAATTTGTTGAGTCGAAACTGTGAAACAAACATCACGACTGGGGAGAGAAATCTCTTTGTCTGGGGGGGAAACAATAACGTTGGGGTCTGCAAAGAAGTATTTTGCACGACGTACACCATCACGAATAGTCAGATAACTATCACTGAATTCAAGATCTGGTGCATCGTACAGAGACAGACCACTCAGGAATTGATTGAGATCATAGATTGCAAACTCCTGTTGAAACTCTTCATTGACCTTGGCTTCTGCAAAAATATTCTTCATTACAGAAATGGTCTTCAGTTTGTTTCCTTCTTTAATCAGAATTGACTGATTGATCTGAGAGAAGTTCTTAAGAATGTTAGCAGTATCTTTAGAAAGTTTCATAGGTGTTTTTGTTTTCATTGTGAAGACCAGAGAAGTGGTAGAGGAGAATACAATAATGGATGGCTTTCAGAATGTCAAGTTTTGACTTACCATTCTTTTTACCAAATCGAGACAGATATTTAATTGCATTGGATCTAGTAAAGGCTTCAGCATCACCGATACTTTCAATCAGATCCAACGTTTGAGTCTTTGATTTTTCAGATGTATAGTGAGAGTGATATGTACTGGAGAGGTATTGTTCAATTTCTTTTAGGGTTTTATCTTCTTCATATTTCCAAAACCCGTTGGTGTTTGTCTCGTCAGGCATAGTCACGGTAAATGAATCTTTTGGAACAGTAAACGTAAAATTGGGGAGGGGTGTCCACTCATACCCCTCCTCAGGGAGTTCGTTTGTCATTTCATCATACAGAGATCACGGAGTTATTGTACCTCAGATTCACCTTTGATGTCAACAGTCTCATCAACTTTGTCATAGAGATCAAGAAACACGGTCTTGGTTTCTTCATCAAAACGATTCAAACAAACTTGAAGAGCTTTGACTTTATCACCAAAGATGGAATAGGCACGGATGATGTGAACCAGACGGCGGGTGGAAATGACCTCTTCAATACCACCATCAAAGAACGTCTTACGAATGATATCAGCCCAATCGCAAAGACGACGACAGAAATCACGATCTTCAACACCAAGATCAAGAGACACACCTTCAAGAATCCTTTGTTCAATCTTAGCACTGGGGTAATCTTGTTCAAAGGTTACGGGGAATCGTTCAAGGAAGGCTTCGTTGAGCACGTTGGTGCCGATGAAACGACCATCATCAGAACCCTTTCCTTTGGTGTTTGCAGTTGCCACAATATTGAATCCCGAAGACGGTTTGACCCATCGACCAATCTTCTTGAGGAAAACACCTTTACCTTCAAGAATGGATTGAAGACACATAATCTTGTTAGAGGCAAGATCAATCTCATCAAGGAGAAGAATGGCACCACGTTCCAGAGCCTCAATCACAGGGCCGTTGTGCCAGGCAGTCTCACCATTCACCAGACGGAAACCACCGATCAGATCGTCCTCATCAGTCTCAATGGTGATATTGACACGAATCAGTTCACGACCAAGTTGAGCACACGCTTGCTCCACCGAGAACGTTTTACCGTTACCCGACAGACCCGTGATGAACGCAGGATAAAAAAGACGGGACTGAATAACTTTTTTAATATCACTAAAATTACCAAACTTGACGAAGGTATCATCTTTTTCGGGAATAAGATTTTGTTCGATAGGAGGCACTACTGCAGGAGCAACAACAGTTTTCTCAAATTGTTGACGAGCTTCTTGAATCGTCAGGTCCCAACGACCACGCGAAACTTTGTACTGATCCAGTTTACGAGTGACTGTAGGATAAGAGATACCTTTGGACGCACAATATCCACGCACATCACCAGAAGTGATGTTAGCACCGTAAGTGTCGCGGAGAGCATCAACAATGTTCAAAGTGGTCATTGAGTTGGAACCTTCATTGGTATGTATGTAATATACAGGAAATACCAGGTCTTATCGGTGTCTAGTGGACAGCCCAATAACTGTCTGGTTGGAGTTTCTCAATCAGAATCATCGTCCTCTTATGAGGCCTACCTTTCCAACCATACCATTTACTCACCCTACCACGGTCGTGAGGGGGTTCCTTACCCACTGAGTAATACTGATCAGCTGTCATATCAACGATAAAACCATTGTCTCTATCCTTTAACCACCAATGCGTGTCACCTCTCCAATCCAAGGCACTCATCGGATCTAGAGTTTTTGTATCTAAAAGATAAAACATAGCTTGAGATGTATGGTAACAATGACCATACATCGGGTTGTTTTCATTATCTTTTCTATATTTTTTAGAGAGAAGATCTGGAGTCAACATTTCTCTCAACCTTCTAGAATATTCTAGAATAGTTACGATATTATATGGAACTCTATGATAATAGAGTACATCTGTTTTAATTATTTGCCACTCGTCATCAACTTTATGATAACAATGTCTCTCTAACTTATCCACTCTGGTTTACGATTTGGATCACGAAGATAGTTTGTTGATACCCAAGGCTTGGAAGCAACATACATTTTGTATGCGGTAAAAGTATCTATATGATCATCGTACTTGTATTCGTCGGGCATAGCACGGGCAAAGTTATCTGCCATACTAAAACAAGTAATTGATTTACCAGTTTTACGGTGAAACAACTTTTTACTCTCAAACAAAGTCTTGTTACAGGAGTGGATTTTGCCGTAACGATGAGTGTATTCAGTTGACAGAGCAATTCCGTGAGCAATCAACCAAGCAGTATTGTAGATATTCTTTGCTGCCCATTGTGTGCAGGGATGATTACGAAATGCACCTTTTTTTGTGTTGTAGGCTTCACCGTCTACTTTGTGAATTTCTCCCCAATTGTAATACCACTTAGAGAAGATGATGGAGAGCATTTGACAGCTCTCCAAAGGCATCTTGACAATGTGTTTATCGGGAAGAACCCTGGCAGAAACTGTAGGATTTGAATTGGTTACAAAGATGTTCATAAGGGTCTTGCGTTACCACAACGTTGTGCA